CAACAGTTGCCAAAGCAATCTGTAACGAACTTGACCTAGATTATATTATTATCAATGGTTCTGAAGAAGGTAATATTGATACCTTACGTGGAAAAATTAAACAGTTTGCTTCATCTGTATCGCTATCTGGTGGTTACAAAGTCGTCATCCTAGACGAAGCAGATTATCTTAATCCTCAATCGACTCAACCAGCTCTTCGTGGATTTATCGAAGAATTTTCTGATAACTGTCGATTTATTCTTACTTGTAACTTCAAGAATCGTATCATTGAACCACTTCATTCTCGATGTGGTGTCTATGAGTTTAATACTTCAAAGAAAGATATGGTTCCTCTTGCAGAAAAGTTTCTAGAACGACTTGAGTACATACTAGGTACTGAAGGAGTTACATATAACAAAAAAGTATTGATTGAACTTATTATGAAGTATGCACCTGATTGGCGTAGAATCATAAATGAATGTCAACGCAATTCAATTAGTGGTACACTTAACTTAGATGTGCTTAATTCGTCTACTAATTATGATGATCTATTCTCTTTTTTAAAAACAAAAGACTTCAAAAAAGTTCGTAGTTGGGTTGCAAATAATATAGATACTGATGCAAGTGCAATATTTAGAGCAGTGTATGATCGTATGAATGACAAAGTTCAACCTCAAAGCATTCCTCAACTTGTTCTTATACTTGCTGACTATCAATATAAGAATGCTTTTGTTGCTGATCATGAACTAAATGTTGTTGCTTGTTTAACTGAAGTAATGGCAAATGTTAACTTTAAATAAATCTCCACTAATTTGTTATGATTTCTTTGAGCTGAAAAATAAAGATTTTCTAATCAAAACTATAAGAGAGAAAGCTTCAAAAGATCAAACAAGAACTTCTATTCGTTTAGACACAGCATACTGCAACATATATCAACCAAAAAAATTTGGTAGTGATGATTTTGAAACATGCCGACAAGTGTTTAGTGACAAACTGTCAAAAATGGTATCAGCGAAGTATAGAGTTATGGATGATTTGTGGGGATTAGATTATGAAAATGGTGAAGGAACATCGATGCATGATCATAAAAGCGAATTATATAGGTTTTCTGCTATATATTATTTAGCTGCAGATGACGGATGTGGAACACTAGTTTTTAAAGATCCTTATATGGAAATAGAACCAAAAGAAAACATGTTTATAGTTTTTGATTGTCACCTTGTTCATGGTGTTTTACCTGCTGTGAACGAAGAAGCAAAAAGAACATGTATAGCAATGAACGCGAGATTTACACATGAACCCATTCGATTATCTTAACAGTATAAACTGGACAAAGAAAAATATCATGAAAGATGATATCGATGAGAAAGGTTATAATGCATTTCTTATCAATCGAAGTTTATCATACTTTCAAGATACTGTTTCGTATGCAAACATTATGAACCAGTATCATCATCTAGACAACCGTCTACAATATGACTTTTATATAAATATAATTAGACAAAGAAAAAGATTCTCGAAATGGATCAAACCTGAAACCAGCGAGGACATTGAGGTGGTTATGGAGTATTATGGATATAGTAATGAAAAGGCCAGACAGGCACTCCCTCTCCTCAGTTCCGAGCAGTTAAAACAAATAAGACAAAAGGTGGATAAAGGTGGAAGAAGAACAAATAATTGAATGGAGTCCAGCAAGTATGCTGGAAGTAACATTAAACGAACCAGATGATTTCTTAAAAGTACGTGAAACACTTACACGTATCGGTGTTGCCTCAAGACAAGGTAATAAATTATTTCAATCGTGTCACATACTACACAAACAAGGTAGGTATTTTATAGTTCATTTTAAAGAACTATTCTTGTTAGATGGACGTAAAGCAAACCTAGAAGAAAGTGATATTGCACGTAGAAATAGTATTACAACTTTACTTAGTGATTGGGGATTAGTTACAGTTCAAAATCAAGAGCAGCTTCAACCGGTTGCTCCATTGCGACAAATTAAAGTGATAGCTTTTAAAGAAAAAGATGAATGGGAACTTTGTGCAAAATACAACATCGGTAACAAACAGTAAGTTTCTTAATAATGTAAGAGCAGGAAAACCTCATTTCTTCGGCAATATAAACAAAGTCAAAGATTTCTCGTTTATAGATTGGATAAAACTTATTGAAAGTCATCCAAAAGAAGATGTAAGAGCCGAACAAACAAAAAAGCTTAAAGTATACAAGTACGAACAAAACGCAATAGAACTAAGACATTTAGAACGTAGAAGTTCAATACCTAGTTGGCTCAAAGAATTATTAGAACGCATGCGCACTACATTTCATAAGAACCATATTACTGCTATAGGATTTGGAAGTTTTACTGCTGATGCAAAAAGTTTTAAAATACATCGCGATAGAATGGATGTTGTATATTTACAAGTTTTAGGCAAAGTGAGACTATCTTTATGGAAACCAACTGTTTCTGTCTCACCTATTCACCCCACTCAATTGTCTCCAGAAGATACATTTGATCCAAATACTGAAATGGATAAAGTAGAAAAATTATGGGAGAGAGTGTTTGAACCAGACCAACTATTATGGATTCCACGAGGTACGTATCATTATATCGAACCTTTAGAAACTCGATTAGGTATTTCTTTTGGAATTGAGGGTCGTACAAACCCAAAAACGTATATATAGTACTGTATATGCCGGGTGGTCCGGGTATACACTAACCTTGCTTAAACTTTAGGAGGTAAATATGACAGGCGTTAGAAGCTTATTTCCACGCGCAAGTTTTGTCGGCTTTGATCATTTCTTAGCAGAAGTAGATATGGCTGCGAAACAAGCAAAAGATAACTATCCCCCACACAACATCGTCAAATATACAAATGATGACTATCATATTGAGTTAGCCGTTGCTGGTTTCTCTCGAGATGAGTTGAATGTTGATGTAAAGGATAGAACCCTTACCGTAACAGGTGAGCATCAAACTAGAGGCCGAGAATTTATTCATAGAGGTATCTCAACGAAGAAATTCAAGCGTGTCTTTAGGCTGTCCGAATACACACAAGTAGTTGGAGCTGACTTGGTGGATGGAATACTGGTCATCAAATTGAAAGTAGTCGTCCCAGAAGATCAGCGTCCTCGTAGTATTGAAATTAAAAAACATGACAATTACGAGGAGATAATTAATGAAAACACTTCAGAAAAGACTGCAACGTCTTGATGCTGAAACTGTAAGTTATGTAGAAGCAGGTATCATCACTGGTATCGTTGCTTCAATACCTTACTGGGTTATCGCCCTTTCAGTATAAGATAAAAGCTCGTGGCAGTCAGGCAGTTGTTTGGCTGCCACACTTGGAATATTATGAAAGCATACATGATTATGGATTTTGATAATCCAGTATCCGTCGCATACTCTAAAATGTCTATAGAATCTTTTAAACCTGTAGAAGATCTAATAGAGATTATTCCTATTCAATGTACTAAACCAAAAGATCTCGTTTGGATTGATGAAGTCGATCAATGGGGAGTAGGTCCTATGATTGAAATAGAAGGACTTAAATTTTCTTTTTGGCCTCATCAATTACTAAGAAGTGGAGATAGAGATTGGACAGAAATAGAAAAATCAGTTGTCGCAAGTCATTTGAAGTTATGGTTAAAAAATGAGAAAAAACGATTTATTATCATGGAACATGATGCATATTTATTAGACGAACAAAAATTTAGAAAAGATTTTAACACTATAAACGATTATGGCGTATGGATGCCAGGAATTGCAATGGAATGTTATAGTCTTAGTAACAAATTTAAAGATTATATTAGATGGTATATTGAAGATAAAAAATGGAATACTTTTACTAGTGGACCTATGGGCTATATAGAAAAACTTTCTCGCGAATGGAAAAGAATATTTCCTAAAGATGGGAAAAAAAACTTATTGAATAATGGATCAAAAGCTCCAGTAACACAACTATATTCTAAATCATTAGGTATTACTCTTGATCATTTACTACCTCACAAATATGAAGATCAACCTAACCTTTATATCATTGATTAGTGTACTTTTAACACAAAATGTGGTACAATAGTACTCTATGAAATTCTATACAGACGTTCAACGCTTAGGTAACAATATTCTGTTACGTGGTTATAAAGATGGTAGAAGACATCTAGAACGTATTCATTTTAAACCTACGCTTTATCCAGTCACTCACACGAAAAAAACAGACTGGAAAACAATCACAGGTAAAAACGCCGAACCTTTATCTTTCGATAGCATGAAAGATGCAAATGATTATATTCGAAGATATGAACATGTAGATGGTATAGAAATACACGGCCAGAATAATTTCATCTTTCAATTTATTACAAATGTTTGGCCAGAAGAAATTAAATTCAATCGCGATATGATCAACGTCACTACCGTTGATATTGAGGTTGAATCAGAAGAAGGTTTCCCTGTTCCCGAAGAAGCAAACTATCCCGTTATATCCATTACGACTAAAAACAATATTGATAATGTTTATCATGTATTTGGTTGCGGTGAATATGTAAACACACGTGATGATGTAGAATATCATAAGTGCACTTCAGAATTTGAATTGCTCGACTCATTCTTAAAATTTTGGAATGATACAAAATACATGCCAGATGTTGTAACTGGTTGGAATGTCGAACAGTTTGACTTACAATACATCATTAATCGTGTTGCAAAAGTTATTGGTCCCGAATCAATTAAACGCATATCTCCTTGGGGCATAGAACCTAAGTCAAGAAATGTGGTGATACGTGGTAGAGAAACAAGTTGGTATGAAATTAGTGGTATTCAGGTTCTTGACTATCAAGACGCCTTTAAAAAGTTTGGTTACTCTTATGGTCCTCAAGAATCTTATCGTCTTGACCATATCGCTAACACTGTGTTAGGAGAAAGAAAACTATCTTACGAAGAATTTGGTTCTCTTAACTTATTATATAAAGAAGATTATCAAAAGTTTATTGACTATAACATTAAAGACGTTGAGCTTGTTGATCGCCTAGAAGAAAAACTTGGTCTCATTACTTTGATTATGACAATGGCGTATAAAGCAGGCGTTAATTATATTGATACGTTTGGTACGACTAATATATGGGATTCAATCATATATCGAATGCTAAACAACGAACATATAGCTATTCCATATAAAACAGATAAAACTAAAACGTCATTCGCTGGAGGTTATGTAAAAGAACCTTACGTTGGTTCTCATGACTGGGTATGTTCATTCGATTTAAATTCACTTTATCCTAATATTCTTGTTCAATGGAATATGAGTGCTGAAACAGTCGTTGATGGATTTGTAAATGGCATAAGTGTAGAAAAAGCTCTTGACAATATTATACCAGATTTTGATAAAAACTATGCACTTGCTCCATCTGGAGTTTGCTTCAAAAAGAATGTTGAAGGTGTTATACCTAGAATCATTCGACAATATTATGAAGACAGAGTCGCTGTTAAGGGTCGAATGATTGAAGCTCAAAAGGAATATGAAAAGTATCCGACCAAAAAACTAGAGAATGAAATCGATACTTTAAATAATCACCAAATGGCTATTAAGATTTTGATGAACTCTCTTTATGGCGCGCTTGGAAACAAATACTTTAGATATTTCGATCAAAGAGTAGCCGAATCTGTTACTCTTACAGGTCAGTTAGCAATACAATGGGCTGAAAAAGCAATGAATGCTGAGATGAACAAGATCTTTGGAACGGATAAAGATTATGTTATTGCTATTGATACAGATTCTCTTTATGTAAGAATGAATGCTTTTATTACAAAATTCAAACCAAAAGATCCTGTTAAGTTCCTTGATGGAGTATGTACTAAACTTGAAAATACGCTTGAAGCAACATATTCTGATTTAGCTCAAAAGTTAAACGTCAATGAAAACAGAATGGTGATGAAACGTGAAGTTATCGCCGATCGTGGTATATGGGTTGCTAAAAAGCGATACATTCTCAATGTACATAACTCTGAAGGCGTACAATATGCTGAACCTAAACTTAAAATGATGGGTATTGAAGCGGTTAAATCGTCCACACCACAAATTTGTAGAGATGCATTTAAAGATATATTTAAAGTTATTCTTACTGGTGACGAAAAAGAAATGCAAAAATTTGTTAAAGATTTTGAAAATCAATTTAGTGCTCTTCCTCCAGAAGATGTTGCATTTCCACGCGGTGTAAGTGATGTTAAAAAATTCACAAGACGCACAGCACCCGGATATGCCAAAGGTACTCCAATTCACGTCAGAGGCTCTATTATGTTTAATCAGCTCGTA